ACAATACAAACTATTAATACTGCTGGTAGTGCTTTGGTTGGATTTGGAGTTAGAGCAAGTGTTATAAATTTAGTTACTGGAAGTGCTAAGAGATTAGTTCTTGATGACAACTCCCGAATCTCATTATCAAATAATGATAGTGGTGGTACTGGTGGTTCAGATAGTACAAGTGGGAACACTTTGCTTGGATGGAGAGCTGGTATAGATATAGCTAGTGGAGGTCTAAACAATACATCTATTGGACACGCTTCAGGTTTTAAACTTACTACTGGAGATAACAATACTTATTATGGCAGATACGCTGGACTTGGAAATTTAACTGGAAGTGGAAATACTTTTATAGGTAGTCAATCAGGATTATCAGACAACGGGAGTAGTCATAGCGATAATACAGGAGTAGGAGCAAGTACACTATATTCACTCACAACTGGTGTTAATAATGTAGCAATAGGTAAAGATGCTGGATTAAGCCTTAATAGTGGAGAAGCAAATAGCATTATTGGTAAGTCTGCTGGAGATGCACTCACTACTGGAATTTTAAATACAGCAATTGGATATTTTGCATTATCAACTTCTACAAATGTAGATAGGTCTGTTGCTATTGGAGCTGGTGCGATGGAGTCAGGCAACGCTACTTCGGGTGCTGATGGAACAATCGCAATAGGCAATGAAGCACTTAAATCAATTACTTCGGGTGGAAGAAATTTAGCTATTGGGTATCAATCTTTAGATGCTCTTACAGAGGCTTTTGATAACATAGCAATAGGATACGATACATTAGGAGCGAGTTCTGAAACTCAAGCACATAGAAATATAGCTATAGGAAACTACGCTTTAAGGTCTCTCAATTCAAGAGGTCAGGAAAATATAGCGATTGGTGTAGAAGCATTAAAAACTGCTAATCATGCAGATGTAGATGCGAATATAGCTATAGGAAATTATGTATTAGATGATGTTGGAAGTGCTGGAGTTTGGTCATGTGTAGGAATAGGACATAATGCACTTACATCTGTTAATAATGCTGGAGCAGTTGGAAGTACGGCAATAGGCTATTACTCACTTTCATCTTTGACGTCAGGAGCTAGTAATACGGCAGTTGGTTTTGAAAGTTTGAAAACTGAAAATGATGGTTCAAGAAATACGGCGATTGGATACAAGGCTTTAACTACTCTAAATACTTCTGCTGGAAATGGAGAAACAACTGCAATAGGTTTTGAAGCTGGAATGGATGTCTCAACTGGGATAGCTAATACTTTTGTGGGAAGTAGAGCTGGAAATCAAGGCACAAACGATATTACTACAGGCTCTAATAATACCATGATTGGTAAAGAGGCAAGAGGTAGTGCGAATAGTGCATCTAACCAAACTGTTATAGGTGCTTCTGCAACTGGTGTAGCAGATAACTCAGTAACTCTTGGTAATGGAGATGTAACTGCTGTTTATATGTCTCAAGATAAAAGAGCTAAAATATACTCTGGTCAGATTGATGTTACTATGGATAGTAGCACTAATGGTGTTATTGCTTTTATTAGAAGTGAAAATAATAGCGATTATAGTTCGAGTATTCTAACTATTCAAGGTGATAGGACTACTACAAATAACAGTTATAATTTAGCAAACTTTACAAATGCTGGAACTCCAAAATGTGTTATTACAGATGGTGGAAATTTATTAAATACAAACAATTCTTATGGTGCAATATCTGATGAAAAACTAAAACAGGATATTGAAGATGCCAATTCTCAATGGGATGATATAAAGGCAGTAAGGTTTAGGAAGTTTAAGTTTAAAGATATGGTTGAAGATGGTTATAAACTGGGAGTTGTTGCACAGGAGTTAGAAAAAGTATCGCCTAGCCTTATTTCGGAAGCTATTGATAGAGATGTAGATGGTAAAGATTTAGGAACAACAACAAAGTCTGTAAAGTATTCAATACTACAGATGAAAGGCATAGTCGCTCTGCAAGAAGCTTTAAATAGAATAGAAACTCTTGAAGCGAAAGTAAAAGAATTAGAAAGTAAATAACAAACAAGGAGTCAATAATGGCAAAAAAAGAAAAGAAGCCAGTCCTGAATCTTGATGACAAAGAATACGTTATTGAGGATATGACTGATGAGCAAAAGATGATGGTGAATCATATAAACGATATTCAAAACAAGCAGAATAGTAATCAGTTTATAGCTGACCAATTATCTGTAGGTAAAGAAGCGTTTATCAATATGCTTAGACAATCACTTAACGATGAAGTCGTAGAGGCTGAAGTAGAGTAATGATTGTTCGTCAATGTGCCTATGATCACGATGTAGTTATTCATAAGAATACTAAACCTAACATGATCAAATCTATTAAGAAAGCAGATGGAACGATAACATCTATTACTTATCCTAACTCTAAAGATTATTTCCTCTGTGTAGATGGAGTTATAGTAAAGAAAAGTGATTCGTTCAAAACTATTGAAGATGCTTATATAGATGAATGTGCTAAAAGACATTCAGATGGTCATGGGCGTATTGACATTGTAAACCATAAACTATTAAACAATAAGGTGACAGATAGATGAAAAATCCTTTGACTAAATTAGTATCGTGGCAATTAAAAACAGGACAGCTAGATGGTTGGACTGCCTATCATATTGGAGCAGGAGCTTTTTTCTGCAAGATATTTCAATGGATGGATTGGAGTGCTTTTTGGTGTGTAATGGGAGTATTTATCATTGGTGTTTTATGGGAGATATTTGAAGTTTATATCGAAGGAACACATGAAACCTATGGAACTAAGAAGAGATGGGCGTACAATACGGCATCTGATCTTATTGTAGAAACTGCTATGGCACTATGGATGGTAATATGAATAAAGTAATTAAAAAATTAAAAAATGGAGACTTTGAAGTTGTTAGTACGAGTTATAATGTTACTGTCATCTATTCTTATGCTGAGTAGTTGCACAAGTGGTTGGTCAGTTGGTAGTTTTGAATTGAGTCCAGAAGATTCTATGTATACATTTTTAGAAGTTGTGGATCAAGATTCTACATCTCATTTCTATGCAGATAGGGTGAGAATTAATTCAGATAATTGGTGTTTTACACATAATCAATGGGAATCTGTTAAGGAACATGAGTGAAGATGTCAAAACAGCTAGGAGTTATCGAGGTGGGATTGTGGATGACAATGCTGTTGTCAGTATTAACCTTAAGTGGTTTGGGCAAATTCTTGTTCTTGTTGGTACTCTCGTCTATGGTTACTATAGGATTGAGACTAGACTGGGAACACTTGAAACAAACTTTGCTAATGCAGATGAACGCATTGGGGATTTACTTGATAAACACATCGTGGAAGAAAGGACTGAGAGAGAAGAGCTTGCAGAAAAAGTAGCTTGGTACGAAAAGAATATTAATCCTTTAAGCTGGGGTAAGAGGAGGAAGAAATAATGGACTTTATGGCAGTCTATGCAGAAGCAGGAATGATAGGCATTGTGGGGGTTATGTTTGTCTATCTAGTAATATCGCTATCACAGAAATCAACAAAACAGCAGGAAACGCTAGAAAGCCTAAAGATAGAAAACAAAGGTCAGTCAGAGACTTTGCAAAACATGGAAAGCATCCTAATAAAACTTGTTGATAGATGGAATAAATCAGACGATACAAGGGATAGGCGTAATGAAGATTTATTAAAAGAAGTAAATGACATGAGTGATAAAATTAGCTACCTATCTGGTAGAATAAATGGGAGTGGTCGTGGATAGTTTAAAAGTATCAACAGGGAGTTTCGGTAGCATGGCTATTGTATTTATGGATTTACTGCCATACATATTAGGTATTGTAATTGCTGTAATGAATATTATTTACTTATATTATAAAATCAAAAAGACAAAGGAGTCGTAATGGACTTTAAGAAAATGATGCTTGATCTTGCAGAAGCACAAGCAGAGAAGATGAAAGAGGATGCAATGAATCATATTGAATCAGATGATTTTGCATCTATGTTAGCAACTAAACTAAATGAAAAAATAAATATTCCTTTTGTATCAGAAGATAAAGAGCAAATATTATTTGAAAAAGTAATGGATGTTGTTACTGATGTAATGGGTGGATACTTCAAAGGCAAATAGTGCCTAAGAAAAAAGACCCAAGATTATCAAGGTTTGGACTAAAGGGGTACAATAAACCGAAGCGTACCCCTAGCCATCCAAAGAAGTCTCATGTTGTACTTGCACGATCTGGGGGTAAAACCAA